TCAGCCCCACCGATACTCCCATTATGTCGTCCATCGGCAAGTCAAAAGCTACTCAGACCAACCACGAGTGGCAAACCGACGCCCTGGCCGCTGCTACGACCGCAAACGCCCTGATCGAAGGTGATGACGCTTCTGCCGCATCGCTATCGCCCACGACCCGTGTTGGCAACTTTACACAGATCGTTGGTAAGACTGTGCAAATCTCCGGTACTCTGGAGGCAGTTGACAAGGCTGGCCGTAAGTCTGAGAAGGCTTACCAGTTGGCTAAAGCAGCTTCCGAGATCAAGCGCGACATCGAGACCATCATTACTGGCAACCAAGCCAAGACCAACGGTACGGCTACCTCTGCCGCCCGTAAGATGGGTTCGCTCCTGTCGTATATCACGTTCTGATACCACGACCCGCACGTTCCTTGAGTCCATGCTCAAAACCGTTGCACAGGAAGTGTTTGAGGACGGCGGTACGCCCAAGGCTCTGTTCGTTCCTCCTGGCCTGAAGGCAACCGTGTCTGGCTTTGCTGGTGTTGCACAACAGCGTTATAACACCGGCCCGGAGCCAACGACTATCGTTGCCGCCGCAGGTGCTTACCTGTCGGACTTCGGTCTCATCAGCATCGTGCCGGATCGCTTTATGCGCTCAACCGACGCCCTGCTGCTTGATGCCGAGTACGCCGCGCTGGCTTATCTGCGTCCCTTCCAAACCAACGACCTGGCTAAGACCGGCGACTCTGAGAGAACTCAGATTCTTGCCGAGCTGACCCTAGAAGTTCGGAACGAGAAGGCACATGGCGGTATTTTTGACCTCAAAGCCGCTTAATTGATGTAGAATCGGGGGTGGCATATTGTCACCTCCGATTTCTCCACATGAAGAAACTTGGCGAAGAAATAACATTTGAGGGAAAGCGCACCTGGTACGCCGACGGCGAGGGTGGGCTGATCTACAAGGACGAGCAAAACATTGCTCCGATCCTAGAGGCTAATAAATCAAGTTATAACAGCATAGACGAGAGAGCCAGATGGGGCGAACTCACGCGAGTTGCAGAGATTCCTAACGCAGTTATTGCAGACTTGAACGTGCAGGGAATTATGAGGGGGTTCACGGTAGTAGACCAGAAGCGCATGAAAGCCTTTCTGAATGACCCGGCGAACCGTTTTTTACGGACAAGACCGGGGAGAGTTTAGTGGGCAAGATTCACGACAAAATCAAGCAAAAGCAGCAAAAAGAACCTTGGGAAGATAAGAAAGTCGCCATTTGTATCCCTTCTCGCGGAGAGATGGAGATAGGAACGGCGTTTGACTTAGCTGTAATGTGCGCCTACGACAGCCGTCACAGAACAGGACACCAAGCAGTTTATACGGTAGCAGGAACCCTGATATTCGATCAGCGGGAAAAACTGGCCGCAGAAGCCATAAAAGAGGGTGCAGATTACATTCTCTGGGTTGACGCAGATATGCGGTTCCCAAAGAACACGATTGAGGTCTTGCTGAAACACGACAAGCCAATCGTAGGCGTAAACGCTACAACTAGGGCGGTTCCAGTAAGGGGAACTGCCAAGATGCTGCACATAAACGAAGAGAAAAAAGAGAACATTTGGAACACCATTGTCTCTAAGGGTAAATCAGGACTAGAACAGGTCACCGCTGTTGGATGCGGTGTGATGATGGTCAAGCGCGAGGTGTTTGAGAACACTCCGAAACCGTGGTTCTGGTTCCACCAAATCCCAGGAGACAAGCTCTTGGGTGAAGATGTTTACTTCTGCGTAAAGGCGTTTGACGCCGGTTACGAGACTTACTTGGATCACGACCTCTCAAACATGATCGGTCATGTTGGGAGCTACACATACTCATGGAACGATTACATAGAGAAGAGCGATGAGCCTTAGCACCTATTCGGACTTGCAGACCAGCGTAGGAAACTACCTTGGTCGGTCTGACCTAACGAGTCAGATTCCAGACTTCATCACTTTTGCCGAGCTGCGTCTATCGCGTGACATTCGTACCCGCAAAGTTCTCAAGACCGCTACGGCTACGATGACGATAGATGATGCGACAGTAGGTCTACCATCAGATTTTCTAGCAATCCGCGATCTTTATATCCAAGGATCACCGAGAACCACAGTTTCTTACCTATCCCCGTCCAACTTCTCCTCTAACAGCAGAGCAGACGAGTCGGGATTACCTGTTTTCTACACCCTGCGCGGTGCTGAGTTTGAGTTTGCGCCAAAGCCTGATTCTGCCTACACATTGCAGATTCTCTACTACTACAAACCAACACCGCTCTCAAATACGAACACCAGCAACGAGTTCTTGGCAAACTACCCAGATGCGCTGCTTTACGCTTCCCTGCTAGAAGCAGAGCCGTACCTGATGAACGACGCAAGAACCCAAACTTGGTCGAGTCTGTATAACCAATCCATTGCCCGCATCAACACCTCGGATGAAGAGTCTGAGTTTGCTGGCGTTCCCCTAGTTATGACTGTCACATCGAGGTAATCATGGCCGAATTTTCAAACTACCTAGAGAACAAGATTCTGGATCACGTTCTCAAGAATGTTTCCTACACTTCTCCGACAACCGTGTATGTCGGGCTTTTTACGACCGATCCCACGGACGCTGGAACCGGGACGGAAGTCTCAGGTGGGTCGTATGCCCGTCAAGCTCTGTCCGTGACCACGGCTTCTGGTGGAATCGTGACTTCATCTGCCGATGTCACATTCCCACAGGCCACAGCGAACTGGGGAACGATCTCGCACATTGGAATTTTGGATGCTCTGACCTCCGGTAACCTGCTGATGCACACACCGCTTACAACGTCCAAAACGATTGAAAACGGCGACATTTTAAAAATCTCTTCTGGTAACCTGACCGTTACTCTCGACTAAATGCCGCTTACTCTTGAAGATTTAGACCGCTTCGGGAGTCTTGATAGCCTACCGTTTACCCTCGACTCAAACTGGGAAGAGGACGGTATTTGTGGGCCGTTTGCGCTTTACCACTTAGATTATTTCAGCAGTAGCATCGACAATCTGGCGTTTTCGCTAGATGACCCAGTTTGGCAATCACCAAATACCTGTATATCTCTAATATATCAACCGCAGACAATTACTGGTGTCGGTTCTGTAAGCGCAACAGGCTCTAAGCTGCAAACTGTATCCGGAAGCGTTACTGGTGCTGCAAATGTGGTTACAGCCGGAACACGGCAAAGAACAGTAGACGGAACCGTAACCGCCGCAGGAACGATTCTTGCAGACGGAACAAAAACAACCTTTGGCTCTGGAGATTTTGCTGGCTTTGGTGTTGTGCAGGCAGGTGGTGTTCGGGTTCGCCTTGCAGACGGAACAATCACCGCAGCTTCCTCTGTTACGGCAAGCGGCCTGCGGGAGCGTACTGTTAATGGTGCGATCAATAGTACGGCAAACGTATCAGCACAAGTTTCTAGGATTCTTGCTGCACAAGGTTTTATAGCCGCATCAGCAACAGTTGTAACCGACGCAGACAGAGAAAGAGTCATAGCCGGTGCGATTACCGCATCAGGTTTTGTTACTGCGTTAGCCGGAACTGTTCAAGATTTCGTCGCCTTCGTAATATCGACTGGCGATATGACCGCCGCCGCAAACATTACTGCAAGCGGAATTGCTCGGATTACTGCAAACGGCGCGGTTGTCGGAACACTTTACAAGTATGGTGAGGAATGGGTCATCGTGCCGGACGAGGCATCGACTTGGACTGCATCCTCTATTGAATCAGACACATGGACAGTTATTTCTGCCGGAGGCACAACATGGACAGATGCCTCCATCATCTCGGATAGCTGGACAACACAAACATCAGGATCAAATACATGGCAACGACTAGGGTGACATTTGGAGAGTGGCTACCAGATCAGCCTGGCGTCATTGGAGCTTTAACAACCGCTAAGAACTGTTACCCACGGGCTGTCGGTTACGGGCCATTTCCGCAGGAGCAAAATTATTCTGCTAACGCCTCTGCCGACCTAAACAATGTCGTGGCAGCTCGCGGTACAAACGGCGGGACAACGGTATTTGCCAGTTCTGCAACCAAGTTATTCCGTTTGGATTCTGGCGATTTGTCTTTGGATGATGTGTCTGCAACAACTTACACAACATCAAGCCGATGGAGATTTACACAGTTTGGCAACAAGCTGATCGCAGGAAACGAAGCAAACACCCTGCAAGCCTACGACCTGACAACGACCAGTAACTTTGCAAATCTAGCCTCTGACGCTCCAAAAGCCAAGTTT